TCTGCAACCACTTTGCAGCGTGGTTATCGAGTACGTGGCCGCCTTCACGCCGGCGCACGTAGAACCGCACGAAGCCCACGTTGGTCACGCTGTCCCGCGTGATCCGCAAGCCGACACGGTCCACGAGGACATACGCCCGCTGCCAGTCACCGAGCGCGACCGGGAAGTTATTCGCGCCGATCGCAGGCATGTTCTCCCAGATCTCGACCGGCCGACCGAGCAGCATGTCCGGCGTACCGGCTTGCAGGCCCGGCTGCCAGATATACTGGTTGGTCGTGTCTTTCAGCTTCCGAATCGCGGCAGCCGTGAGCGAGTTCATCACCCACACCGCACGCACGCGATACGCCGAGTTCAGCGTCGCGGCGAGGTCGATCAGGCTGTCCGCCAGAATACCCACACCACCCGGGGTGAGGTCCGACGCCACCAACTGGTAGGCGTTGGCCGACCGTTCCGGCGATGCGAAATCCGCCGTGGCGGCCGGTGCGGTGTTGATCATCCCGGTCGGCTTGGACGTGCCGTTGCCGGAAATCACCGCGATGCCCTCTTCCTGCGCGAACTTCTCCGCGACCTCTTCCGCGAGCCACTGTTCGACGTTGAAGAAAATGTCGTCCAGCGACCACTCGGACGCCTGCGGATAGGCGTACAACTCGCCATGGGTCGGCGTGCGCTCCCTGAGCTGCGACGTCAGCGTCGCAGACCGGGTGCCGGTTTCACCCACCCACCCGGCCGTGGTGCCCCGCTTCGACACCAACTCCTTGTAGTCCGACGTCCCGACCTGACGGACCTTCACCAAGCGACGGACGGGGCTGAACAGGAGCTCGAGTCGGCCGATCTCACGGCTGATCTCCTCCGGAACGGCGAAGCCACCGGCCGCGCCCGTGCCGATCGTGACGTCGCCGCGGATCGTGGCGACTTCCTTGGAGACGGTCTGCAACTTCTGCTCGTCCAAGGGAGAGTTGCCCTTGTTGCGGAGCCACGAGATAAAGGCGGACTTGTACTCGTCCACCTTCTTCTCGAGCGGGGATTTCCGGGGCGTGGAGGCGCGGGCCTCCAGCTCCTCGATCCGCTCGCGGGTGAGTTGCTGCTCGATCTCGATGGTCTTTTTGAGATCCGAGAACTTGGCGACGTCCTTCTCGATCTTCTCGACCGTCGCGTTCAGTTCCCTGGCGCGGCTCTCGTTGCCATCCTTCAGGGCGGACAACTGTTCGTCGTTGGCCTGCTTGAACGCCTCGTGGGACTTACCGAGGTTCTCGATCGCCTTGGTAAGGGCGACCATTGACGTGTCCGACATGTTCCAGCCTCCTCGAATCGTTTTCGATGGTGCGTGTGAGTGCCTCGACGACCGCCAGGGCACGGGAATCCGCACGCACTTCGTCACGAAGCGGTGGCGGTGAAGCCACTGTGTCAGCTTCACGCTGGAACAGTTTTCGTAAATCGTCCTTCAGCAGTGAAACCCTCTTCTTTGCTTCCGTGCGCGAAAGCCCTTCATCGCGAAAGGCAGTCTCAAGCGCACGGCACTCTTCACCCGATAGCACGTCTGGCGACTCAAACACCAAGCCCGCCGGTACGTGCTGGTAAATGCTCAAGTCAAACGGCAGCGCCCGGGCTTCCACCGGGGCGGGGTCATCCACGACATCGACGAACCCAGCCTCCGCAGCTTGCTCAGCGCTGAACCACGTCTCGTCGTCCATCCACGTCTCGATGGTCTCCACATCCAAGCCCGTTTTGGCTTGGTACGTGCTGATGATCGAACCCATGGCGATTTTGTCGAGCGTGTCGGCCATCTTGCGGTGAATGTCCGCGTCTCCGACCGTCACGCCCCACGGGTTGTGGATCATAAAAAAGGCGTTCGGGGCCATGCGGACTTCGTCACCCGCAAGCGCAATGACGCTCGCAATCGAGGCTGCGAGGCCGTCGATGTGCGTCACGACATGCGCGGGATGCTGCCGGAGGGCGTTGTACATCGCCACGCCGTCGAACACGTCCCCGCCGGGCGAGTTGACCCGCAGGTGAATCTCGTCCGCCTCGATCTCCGCCAGCGCAGACGCAAACTGCTTCGCGGTGATGCCGAAGAATCCGACCTCGTCGTACAACATGATTTCGACGGCCTCGCCTTTGGCGCGGACGATGGACGTCTGATTCCGGGGTCCGAATGGGCTGCGGATCACGAGAACCTCCCAGCGAGACGGTTCTTGCCGTTGCCGTTCGTGGCTGGTTCTGGTTCCGGTTTCGGCTCCTGCTCCATTCCCTGCCCGGACGGGCCCTGGTCCCAGTATTTCTGGCCGCCCTCGTCGTCGCGCGGATTCATGCCCTCGACCTCGCGCCACTCGTCGGCGTTGATGACGCCCGCCTCGCGCTGGACTTTGAGCCCCGCCTGACGGGACGCGAAGTCGCCGCGGAGAAGCCCGTCGATGTTGAACCGGATAATGATGCCAGCCGAACGGTCCTCTGGAGTCAACAGATCGCGCTCCATCGCCGCCTCGAACATCCGCACGTAGCGAAGGACGACGCGTTGGACGAACTCCAGAGACTGGTGCTCGATGTTGGAGAACGTCCCCCGCTCCAGGTCTCCGACGAGATGCGGAGGAACCCCGAACGCGCCGGCGATGACCGTCCGCTGGAGTTTCCGGGTCTCCAGGAACTGGGCGTGGTCGTTATTCAGCTCGACCGTCGTCGGGGCCTCCATGCCGGGAGGCATGAGCATCGCCTTCAGCGACTTGGTCCCGCTGTGGGCTCGCTGATATTCGTCGATGAACTGTTGCCGTCCTGCGGCTGACTTGTGCCCTTGTGACCCTTGCATGTAGCGGAAAATCAGAAGCGGCATCGCCCCGTTGCCGAAGAACGCCGCGCCGAACCGCTCGGCCGCAAGCTCTAGGGCGATGGCTTCGCTCACGTCCATAACCGGCGAGTTGCCAATCGCCCCGTCCCGGGCCGCGCCGCGAACGTGGTGCATCTGCGCCGCCGTCCGCATGGGGTCCACGCCGATGCGATACTCGAGGCTCCGGTCCGGCCGTTGCTGCACCGTCACCTCGCTGGGCGGAATCGACACCAATTTGCGAATCGGCCCCGTCACGCCGCGCGCTTTCACGGCGAAATGGTTCCCGTAGCGGATGAGCCAGCTCGTCGCGTCGAGCCAGTACGTCACCCGGTCTTGGGTGTCGTTCGGTGCTGACAGGAGCTTCGCTACCGGATGGTTCGGCTGGGGTTCCTTCCGGTCTCGGCCTTTGCTCGTCGTTTTCAGGAGCACATGCACGGGGAGCGTCGAAATCGCCCCCGCAACGGCTTGAACAATGGCCTGCACCGTCGGGGCTTGCATCGCGGAGTCTGGCGTTACCGGGATGCCGCTGACGGTCGCCATCATCGCGTCGAGCCGCGAGATCAGTTGATCGAGCGAGAGCGTTTCGGCCCGGGGGCGAGAGATTTCCCAGCCGAACAGTTTCACAAGACCACCAATGGTTCGTCCACGAAGCCAAGAGACGGAACCCCGTCACTGGCCGTGGCTAATGCCATCGCCAGCGCCACCATGCCGTCGATGCGACCCCGGCTCCGTAGCTTGTCCAGTTTTCGCCCGTCTGCCTCGTCGCGCTTGACCACGGCGTTTGCCGCGCACATCGTCAGCACGGGATGGTTCCCGTGCCGCAGCCGGTTGTTCAGCAACGCCTCCTCGAGAGTCCGCACGGCCGGCGTCATGTCCTTGAATCCCTGCCCGAACTCCACGAACCGCTCGGTGACGAGATCCTCGCTGAGCCCCGCCTTGAACAGCCACGGCTGAAAGTGGCGGAAGTTCCAGCGGTCAAACCCGACTTTCCGCACGTCCATTGAGTCCATCATCTGCAACAGCTCGGCCGCCACGTATTCGTAGGAGACCGACTTGCCGGGGCACGTCAGCAGGAATCCTTGCTCGTGCCAGACGTCGTAGGGCACGCGATCCTGCCGCGCGCGTTCGCGTAGGCCCTCTTCGGGGAGCCAGAACAGCGGCTTGACGTGCCAGAGACTATCGCGTTGCGTGACCCACACGCAGGACGTGAGGTCGTTCGTGGAGGACAGATCGAGCCCGCCGTAGACTTCGCCATCGGTCCAGTTGTCTGTCGGTGCGTCGCCGTTCGCCTTCCATACCGACACCGAGATGAGCGGGGCGGACTTCTCCACGCGCTGGTTCAGAATCAGGTTCCGGTACTCCGCCTCCCGCGACGGCATACGTCGGGCGGCTTCGGCCATCGC